TGTTGTTATTGATTTAGGTTTTGATCTTACTAAGAAAGAAAGAATACGACTTGCTGGTATAGATACTCCTGAGAGCAGAACAAGAGACCTCGAAGAGAAAGCAATGGGGTTAGAAGCTAAAGAACATTTAAAACACAAAATTGAAAGCTCTGAAAATTTAAGAGTTAAGACTGAAAAAGACGGTAAATATGGTCGCATGTTAGGTTGGCTATATAGTGGAGAATCCAACATAAACAAAGAGATGGTAACAAATGGCTATGCTTGGGAGTATGATGGAGGCACAAAAATTAAAAGCCTTGAAGCATTAAGGGCTATAAGAGAAAAGGAAATGACATGAGTAAATTAGAAATGATCTACGTAAAAAACGGTGAGGGTAATAACCCACTGTTTCAAATAGGTGTTAGACATGCAGATGGTACGCACACCGCAGTTCGGCCTGATATACTAAAAGAGCACCAAGCAGCAGCACTTCTTGCAGAATTACAACCCGCAGTTGTAGAAGAAGTTGTAGAAGAAGTTGTAGAAGAAGTTGTAGAAGAAGTTGTAGAAGAAGTTGTTTCTGATCTTGATGCGATGACAAAACTAGAACTAGAAGCTTTGATGCGTAAACATGGTATTGAGCTTGATAGACGTATAAAGAAAAAAGATTTACTTTTGACAGTTAAGTCGTATTTTAACGGAAGCTTTAATATTTAGGAGTAACCAATGGCAACTTCAGGAACCACCGCCTTTGATATGGACTTTACGGAGATTGCTGAAGAGGCATGGGAACGCGCAGGTCGTGAGATGCGTTCTGGTTATGATTTAAGAACCGCCCGTCGGTCTATGAATTTAATGACTATTGAATGGCAAAATCGTGGTATTAACATGTGGACTATTGATAGTGGTACAGTAACACTGGTATCAGGTACTTCGCGATATAATTTACCTACTGACACTATAGATTTATTAGAACAAGTAATTCGTACTGATAGCGGGAGTACTTCAAAACAATCAGATCTTACCATAAGTCGTATTAGTGTAAGTACCTACGCGGCTATCCCAAACAAGTTAACACAAGGTAGGCCAATACAAGTGTGGATTGAGCGTTTAACAGAACGTCCACATATTAATGTTTGGCCTGTACCTGATAAAAGCGGGTACGTATTCGCTTACTACCGATTAAGACGTGTGGAAGATGCGGGTGCTGGCGCTGAAACAGCGGATATGAACTTTAGATTTCTACCTTGTCTTGTAGCAGGGCTAGCGTACCATATAGCCATGAAAGTACCCGAACTAGTAGACCGCGTGCAAATGTTAAAAATGGTTTATGATGAACAATTTGCTTTAGCAGCAGGGGAAGATAGAGAGAAGACCTCCGCTATCTTTGTACCTCGTATAAGTAGTATGTAGTATGGCACGAGCATTTGCATCTAATAACAAAGCGATAGCAGAATGCGACGTTTGTGGGTTTCGTTACAAATTAAAAGAGTTGCGAAATATAATCAAAAAAGGTAAAGATACTAACATAAAAGCGTGTCGTGAATGTTGGGGGCCAGACCACCCACAGAATAAGTTGGGTATGTATCCTGTACGCGATCCTCAAGCGATACGTAACCCACGTCCTGACTTTGCAGGATACGACAGTAGTAGGAATATACAATGGGGATGGAACCCCGTAGGTGATGGAAAGAACATATATGATTTAACTACCAACAACCTAGAGGCTACTGGAGCTATAGGTGACGTAACAGTAACAACTAGCTAGGAGATGTACTATGAAAGATTTAAGTGGAGACGGGAAAATAACGCAGAAAGACGTCCTAATAGGACGAGGCGTTATAGATAAGAAGAAAATGAAGGGCGGCGGCATGGCTAAAAAAGGTTACGCTAAAGGCGGTAAGATTAAAATGCGCGGTGCTGGAGCAGCTACTAAAGGGTTTTACTCAAGAGGGCCAATGGGGTAAATTATGAATTACGCTTCGCTTAAAACAAATATAGAAGACATTTGTGAAACTTCTTTTACAGATGATCAACTTGCTATGTTTACGCAACAGGCAGAAGAAAAAATACTACAGACGGTAGATATACCTGATTTACGTGTATCAGACGATGGGCCTTTAGTAGCAAGTAATAAGTTATATACACTACCAACTAACCATTTATATACATATAGCATAGCTGTTATAACAAGCAGCACTAGTACCTTTCTACTTAATAAAGACGTTAATTTTATACGTGAAGCCTACCCAATAAATACAAGTACTAAGTATGGCCTTCCTAAATTTTACGCTCAATACAGTGCAACTCAAATTGAATTAGCGCCTACGCCTGACGCAAACTATGAAATAGAGCACATATACGCGCGTTACCCAACATCTATAGTATCTGCGTCTACTTCTTGGTTAGGCGACAACGCAAGTTCCGCGTTATTAAACGGAGCATTACTTGAGGCTATACGGTTTCAGAAAGGTGAACCTGACGTTCTTGCTAACTATGAAAAAATGTATTTAATATCTATGGAATTATTAAAGAACTTTGGAGATGGTAAATTAAGAAGGGATGCTTACCGTTCAGGACAATATAGGGAACAAGTGTAACTTATGGCTTTTACTGGAAACTATATGTGTACGTCTTTTAAAGTCGCTCTGTTAAACGGAGAGATGGACTTTAGCTCTGATACATCTCAGTCTTTTAAGATCGCTTTATACACCTCTGATGCAACCTTAGATGCGACAACAACTGTGTATAGTACAACAAATGAAGCATCGGGTACAGGATATATAGCTGGGGGTAACACATTAACAATAGCTACAAACCCTACTAGTGATACAAATGACACTGTGGCTTACTTAGACTTTTCAGATACATCATGGACGAGTTCCTCAATTACAGCGCGTGGGGCGTTGATATACAAATCTGGTGGTACAACTCCCGCAGTTGCAATACTAGATTTTGGTTCGGATAAAACGTCAAGTGATAGCACATTTACAATAACATTCCCCACATCAGCGGCTACAAGCGCAATTATACGCGTTGGATAGAAAGGTTTAGACGATGGCAAGTACTTATGAGAATGACCTCAGACTTCAAGAGATTGGCACAGGCGAGCAGTCTGGTACATGGGGTACGACCACAAACACGAACTTAGAGTTAATTGGTGAAGCACTTTCCTACAGCGCTACAGGCGAAGCAATAGCTAATGCAAGTACACACACTATAACAGTAGCAGATGGGGTAGCCGACGAAGCACGTTGTTTTTACTTAAAGTGCACAGGTGGAGGGCAAGCATGTACAGTTACACTTGCACCTAACTCACTGTCTAAAGTCTGGGTTATTGAGAACACAACTAGCTATACACTGACGTTCTCACAAGGGTCTGGCGCTAACGTCGCTATACTTGCAGGTCAAGTTAAGATGATAGCTACCGATGGCGCAGGTTCTGGCGCAGCAATTTATGATCTCATGCAAGACCTGGCTGTACCTGACTTGTTTGTAGATGATGATCTAACCTTGCAGTCTGACGCTGCGGTGCTTGGCTTTGGTGCAGATAAAGATACTACACTGACACATGTTGCTGACACTGGGTTACTATTAAACAGTACACGACAACTACAGTTTGGAGACTCAGGAACGTATATCCATCAAAGTGCTGATGGAGTCCTTGATTTAGTATCCGATACAGAAATAGAGATTAACGCTACAACTGTTGACCTTAACGGTAACTTAGATGTTTCTGGTACATATACTGGTGGTGGTTTAATGACCACAGGTGGCAACATAGTTATCCCTGACGCGGGTAATATTGGATCTGCTAGTGACACAAATGCAATCGCTATAGGCGCTGATGGTGATGTTACGCTAACTCAAGATTTAGAGCTACAACATGATGCCGCAACATTATCTTTCGGGGCAGACAACGATGTCATCCTTACGCACGTAGCTGATACAGGCATATTGTTAAATTCAACAATGCAACTTCAGTTTAATGATGCATCACAATATATTAATGCTCCTAGTGCCACAGTACTAGATATTAATGCTACAGATGAGATTGAGCTTAACGCTACGCTTGTAGATGTTAACGCTAACTTAGACGTTTCTGGTACATCACAACTTACAGGAGTAGTTACCTTTACAGCCACTCCAGTGTTTAGTTCAGACATTACTATTGAAGATGATTTATTCCTAGATAGTGACGCAGCAGTAATTCACTTAGGTGAAGATGGAGACGTAACTCTTACGCACGTAGCTGATACAGGCATATTGTTAAATTCAACAATGCAACTTCAGTTTAACGATGCGTCACAATATATTAATGCTCCTAGTGCCACAGTACTAGATATTAATGCTACAGATGAGATAGAACTTAACGCCACTCTTATTGATGTAAACGGTAACTTAGAAGTCTCAGGCACAATTACACTGGGTTCTGGCGCAGTAATATCTGAAGCCGAGTTAGAGTTGTTAGACGGCGTAACTGCTGGTACAGCAATCGCTTCTAAAGTGGTTACTACCGATGCAAATATAGATACAACAGGGCAAAGAAACCTTACCATTACAGGTGAATTAGACGCCGCTACGTTAGACATTAGTGGAGCTATTGATGTTGCTGGTAATTCTGTTTTAGCTTCTGTCGATGTTACAGGTGTTGCAACAGCGGCTACGTTTGAACCAGATGGTGACACAGCCGCTGGAGATAATGCAGCTATAGGTTACACTGCTGCTGAAGGTCTAATATTAACAGGCCAAGGTTCAACTAATGACGTTACAATTAAGAATGACGCTGACGCTGATGTAATAGAAATACCTACTGGTACAACTAATGTAACTGTAGCTGGTAACTTGGGACTTGGTGGAAACCCAGCAAGAAAACTTCATATTTACAACACAGCCGCTTTAGATGTTGCATTACTAGAATCAACTCAAGTATTCTCAACACTAGCTTTTAAATCTGACTCGAATGCATCAACAGTCACAGTGGGGATTGATGGTGCTGGCAATGCATCTTTTACTAATAAATTATCATCAGGAAGTATAAAATTTGCTACAGCATCAACAGACCGCGTAACCATCGACAACTCAGGCAATATGGGAATAGGTTCTGTTCCAAGTTCTACTATTCGGAACGATGGAGCTTCTGCTGAGAAAGCATTACAACTTGGTACAAGAGCAATGATTTTTACCGATAGTGGTGTTACTACAGATTTACAAAATAACTCACATTTTAATAACGCTGATAATCGTGTGGCTATGGCTACTGATTTAGGAAGTGTCTACCGACAATACCAAGGTGTCCATACTTTTTTTAATGCGGCTTCTGTATCCGCAGGTGCTACGCAAACAATGACACCAAGACTTACAATAGCCGCAGACGGTACGGCTACCTTTGCTAATGATGTTAATATAGTTGGAGCTTTAGACGTAGATGGCACAACTAACCTAGACGTGGTGGATATTGATGGTGCAGTAGATATGGCTTCTACCCTTACTATTGCTGGAGCAATATCATTAAACGATGGAACAGATAATTTTAACATAGGTGTTACAACAAACAAACTAACAATAAAATCTACTACGTCTGATGGGTCTGATGACACCTCTATTTTAATTGATGCTGGTGCTGGTGGAGAAAGCTCTAGTAGGGGTGGGTACATAGAGGTTCACGGCAATGAAACTTCAGCAGACCCTGGTAAAGTTATATATCAAATGGGTAGTGTTTCTGGCTCAGTGCACGAGTTTAGAAAAGCTGGTGGAACTGCTGCGGCAATTATTGATTCATCAGGCAACGTGGGATTGGGCGGAACCCCAGCCACAAACACTAAACTACTTGTAAAAGCTGGAACAAACCTTAACTTTGAAGTTGAAAACTCAAGTAGTAATTTAAGACTGTCTGCGCTAAACGATGCACGGTCAGCAAATGTTGGGATGCAGTTTGCTTCTTCAGGGTTTGAGTTCTTAACTGGTGCTGTTGATATGGCATCTACATTGACATTATCAGGTGCTTTATCGGCTAAAGGTGGTGTTGTATTTAATGAAGATAGTGCTGATGTAGACTTTCGTGTTGAGGGTAACAACTCTGCTAACCTTTTATTTGTAGATGGTGGCAATGACCACATTTGTATGAATACATCTACTGATGCAGGTGGTGTTCTAAATATTAAGACAACTGATAATACAGCAAATCTAGTTTTATTTTGTACGGACGCTGATACTGCTGGTGGGCCTATTTTAGATTTAACAAGAAATAATGACAGTGCCGCAGCGGACGATGTTTTAGGATTGATTCGATTCAAAGGCGACGATGCAGGGAACAATGAAACAACCTATGCTCAAATGATTGGGTTTATTGGCACTGCAACTGAAGGCTCTGAAGGTGGAATATTTAAAATAGAAGTTGCTTCTCACGATGCTGGCATGGAAGTTGGTCTTGCCATTAAAGATGGTAATGCAAACGGGGAACTAGATGTAGACATTGCAAGCGGAACTTCTTCTGTAACGACTATTGCAGGTAGGGTAGGAATAGGCGGTGTGACCGCCCCAGAGGAAGACGTTCACGTAGCAGGTATGTTAATGTCTACATCTAGCAGCTCCACTGGTTCAACTGCTGGCACTGAACGTGCAGTTATGGACTTAAGTAGCCACATAGCTAGGATTGGCCATATGCGTGGAACAACGGGAGCGGGATCTGGCGGCATATCATTTTTAGTAGATAGTACTGAAAAAATGTCTATTGATGCATCAGGCAATGTTACTGTTCCTAATGGTGACCTTACTATTACAAGCACCGATGCTGCATCTACAACTGCTAGCCCAATATTAATTTTAGCTAGAGATGGGGCCAGTCCAGAAGATAATGATGTCATGGGTCAAATCGTCTTTAAAATGGATGATGATGCTGGAAATATGTCTACTTTTGCTAGAATAGAGACAATAGCAGCAGATGTTTCTAATGGCGGTGAAGATGGAACATTAAACTTTGTAGTAGCTGATGATGACACTTTTGTTACAGCACTTAGCCTTGTTGGGGGTAGCGCTGGTGCGGCTACGTTTAATTCTAGTGTAAGCCTTGGTGGTAATCTTACATTTACTGCCGCAGATGGTATGGAAATACTTGCTAAAGAAACCCTCGCTGTAACTATTGACTCTGACGATAATCAATCTAGCCGAGCTTTTATAGTAAGAAGTGGGGCAAGCGGTTCTTACGAAAGTTTAATGCAGCTTAGTGAGACAACTGGCGCAACTTTTAATGAAGATGCATTAGCCGCTTTAGACTTCCGCGTTGAGTCTACTAACAAAGCTAATATGCTGTTTGTTGATGGTGGAGAAAATCGGGTTGGCGTAAATACTGGCTCACCTGCCGCAACATTTACTGTAAAAGGCACAGCTAATAGCTATGCAGGTGGATTTCAAGTAGAAGGGACTGATGAAACAAGTGCTTTCGCAATAGCACATATAGACGGTGCTACTTTTATCTCAGGTAACGCTACAAATGACCATCTAAAAATGGCCGCAGACGGCTCACTATCCACCCCAACAGCAGGTACATCTAACGTCCGATTTGGTGTCAACGCAGGTAACTCAATA